GTTCCCCGTCCCGAGGTCTAACGCAACAACAACGGTTACTTTCTTCACAAGGCTCTTTTCTTTGTGATTTTCACCTATTTTTCTGAAACTGAAAAACTCCACAAAGTGCGTAAATTCAAGGATTTCTACATATTTTTCCTTTGTAGCAACACCGCAGTCTCCACATGCACCGTTTGTTGCTTATGTTCAAGCAAAGTTTTCAATAGCTTTTCAAAGACTCCTTTACTAGCTAAAATACTACTTTTTTCAACTTGTTTAACATTTTAGTTTCTATAAGTATTATCTAGCCGTATTGACTCGGTGGCAAATGGGTGGCATTGCCACCTTTGAACTGCTTTCTTTACTTCAAATAGTTTATTTACACTTAATAAGTGTACCTCGTTTTAATAAATTAAGCAACTTTGTATTTTGTGCGGCAGTACCGATATAATTTTTAATCCCGTTTAAGGTTGCAATCCTTTTGCGGTTACTCTTCGAAGGATTGATACTTAACGATTTCAATGCGTCAACAATCGAACTAGATTTTCCCTTATAGCGTGGATAATATGTAATCTTTTTCTTGATAGGTTTCTTTACATTCTCTTCAACCTTTTTTGCAACTGGTTCTTTGTATAGTACGTTTAGGTCAAAGTTACCAGAATTGCCACTTGAGATTATTTTGGGAAATCTCCCTTTCGAAGTGTACTGCCATGCAATGTTGGCTGCGACAGGTTTTTTTTCCTGGTTCGGATTTGTTGCAATCTGCATCCGTTTATCTCCTTGATAATAGCGAGCAATCCACCAATTCTGACACTTAATCTGTTTCCGGTCAATATGTTCGTTGTAGTAACTCATTCCTGTGTAAACACCAAATTTGTAACCACGAGATTCTACTACCGCCTGTGCTGCATTAATGATTTCAGCAATTTTCGCCTTGCTTAATGATGCCTGCATCTTATCTTCTAGGTCAAACCACACACCATAGACAAAATGTGTTTTGTCAATTTTATCTAAGATATCACAGACTAGCTCCATGTCACTTTTAGCTTTTGTGGCTGTTGTAGCATAGGAATAATTATATACTCCCCAGGCAATCTCATTTTCATTGCAAGCCTGATAGTTTCTGTTGAAACCGTTGTCAATTTTTAAATCCTTACGAATGATCTTTAAGATAGCCCCCTGGCATCCGTATGCCTTTGCCTTCTCCCAGTTTACTGTGCCATTGTATGATGACACATCAATTAATTTTTTCATTATTACTCCTCCTTGCACTCTGGTAAGCCGGCAACACTGGTTAATACACTTACAATTCCGGCAAGTGCCGCTGTGCCAATCACTGTTGTCCAATCGACAGCGTTAATGGATACTGCCGCCGGAATCAAGGCAACTGCGGTCTGTGCAGCCGTTTTTACTGCTCTTACTCCTGCACATTTTAACCATTTTTTTGTTTTTACATTAATATTCATCATAATTAATCCTCCTGATCGTGTGCCTGTTTATTAATATGTTTCTCGATTTTGTCAATCGCTTCTGTGACAGGACCGTTACACCCCTGCTCTTTTAGTCCTTTTAAACAAGCAAGAATGCCATAGGTCAGCAGACACTGCTCACCTTTCATTTTCTCAATTTCTTCATCCTGTTTATTTTGCTTTAAATACCAGCGGTACGCGCTAAATGCAGCTCCAACGATTGCCGTTGTCGCTCCGAGCAGTGCCCCGGCGGTAATGATTGTATTTGCATCTATGTACACAGCCATCTTCCTCATTTCACCACAATTATTCCCTTGTACTTTGTGTTTGTACATTTCTTTGCATTCTCCTTTTCGACTGTCGTTGTGTTCTTATGGCCGTCAGAAAACCGCCAGATTTTACCCGATTTTAGATCTCTCAGCAAGACAACCGTATGAATCGGATTTCCTTCTTCAAACAGGATCATATAGCCTTTCTTTAATTTTGCCTTTAATTGTTCGGTCGTCAAAGACTTGTGATAGGCTGCCGGCTTCCCTGGGCAGATCATATTGATTCCCCTCGCAATTTCCGTAAGCGGATACTTTGCGCCGCATTTCAATTTCCTTCGGGCATACTGTAGCACCTGCTGCATATTTTTCTTGATGCCTTTGTATCGCAGTGCCATATAGAAACCAACTAAGCTACAACCATGTTTTCTAATAAAATCGCTTTTGAAATTGTATTGCGATGGCACCGGAATCTGTCTTCCGTTATCCAAATAAATACGATACGGATATTTCTTTTTTGTTTTCTTGTTTTTGTTTGCTTTTACTCTCATTTTAACCACCTCCTAGAGAGCGAAAAAATACACCACAAAGACAATTATCTCTGTGGTGTATAAATAAAAATATGATATTATTAATTTATAACCTTTCACTTGGGTTATTATTTTTTCATAATTTTTAAAAGCAGCTCCGCAAGGGGCTGTTTTCCTTTATACGATATATTTTTTAGATTTTTAGAAGAAATTGACCTAGTTTTGTGAAAATAAAGCACACATATATCTGTGCATTAAATACACTCTTATATGTGTGCTTTTATTTCATTGCTATATCTGTGGCTTTTTTTCACTTATATACCTGTGCATTTATTTCGCTTCTATATATGTGATTTCTTTTCACAGTTATATCTGCAATTTATTGGCACACATATACGAGTGATTTTAAATCACACAAGTCGAATTTTATCCTTCCTTTTTTAAATTCCTTTTCCTAAAATTATTCCCGGTGAAAAATGCTTCGCATTTATTCAAGGAGTTTGAGGGCTTTTCTTTCTCTCTTTAAGATCAGTTTGCGTATAACTTATTACGCTTTTTGAGTTCTAAGAATACACACTATCAAGTGTTATTATCCCATGTATACCTACAAGGATATCTGTTCTTTTTTTATCTATGCAACGTTCAACAAGTTCTCTATAATACTTTCCTTGCTTTACAATGATTTCTATATTTCTGTAATTGAATGTCAACTCATCGGGAACCCTCCACTCTCTTTCATGAGTCCAATCAACATATGACTCTTTATTAGATAAATTTAAATCTACAATACGCCAATATTCACTTTCTGGAAGCAATGATTTCATAATATCTTTATTTTCATATATAACCGGTCTTCCTCCTTTATTATATATAAAACCTTTATGAAATCTTATTCCAAAGGGCGAATACCTAACTTTATCATTCAATACCTTTTCATACATTAAATTTTCTGCAATGGCACTTAATGGTAGTTCTTGAAGGCAAACCGCTTTTCTTCCTCCGTTTATAAAACCAGCATTCCCACTTCCATTTATTTTTTTGTCAATTAATATTTGCCACAAATTTTCAAATGCCTCATCACTATCTTTTCCACGAGTTAAATGTGTAATCCTGGAAACCATATCATTTCTTTTGCTTATTCTTTTATTCCAATCTTTACGCTTCATATTATCCCTCCCCTTTCACCGTCATTATACGGCAAAAGAAGTGGATGTCACAAGCCTTAACCTCAATCTTTGTTCTTGCAACATAACATTATTACTATTATAATCAAAAACATACGGAGGTACTAATATGGCAAGACCAAGAAAAGAAGAAAGCCAAAAAGCTGTCAGGCAATCCGTAAGCTTTGATCCAGAGTAATTTCAACGCCTCCAGGAATACTGCACACGTGAAGAAAGAAGTGTCAGCTGGTGCGTAAGAAAAGCAATGGAACAGTGGCTAAAAGATAAGGGAGTTTGAACGACTCCCTTTCTTTTTTGCCATGTTTTATTATTAATTTTATCAGCCTTAATAATATTATTAATATTGTGTTGCTTTTATATTTCCTAAACTCTAATTAACTCTGTAATAATCACTATTTCGTGTTTTCTAATTCGGTACATGTCTCATTAATGCTACTTATTACAAACTTTATAGCGTCTTCATATTTTATATTTTTTTCTTTTTCTATCCTCTCAGCTACTGCTTTACATATCGCTGTTGTAAGTGTCAATATATCTAAGGTACTCCCTCCTCCTAATACTTTCACTTTTTCTCTTACTGAAAAACACATTATCGCTTTAAACATACTGTCTACCACCTTTTATCTATTGATATTATTTTATTTTTTTGTATAATGTAATCAAAAATATTTTGAAAGGACAAATTTTTATGAAAAATGAACTTGAGAAAGCACTCAAAACAGTTCCTGAATTATACCACGATACACTCCAACCTTCTGCACAAGAAACAGGTAAAATGCTTGCTCGAATACCACGGGCTATTAATGCGGCTTTTTCTAGACTCGACAAATGGATCCTAAATAGAGAATACAGCGTTGATGAAACAAAAAAATTACTTACTGAAAAACTCAATAAAGTCGACCCTGATAAAATCGTTGAGCCAGAACCATACGTTGCAATTCCCGCAATACAAGCTATTTCCTATGCTATGAATAGTGATGAATTACGTAATCTATATGCTAATCTCCTTGCAAAATCTATGATTAGTGATACAAAAGATACTGTTCACCCTTCATTTGTTGAAATAATCAAGCAAATGTCGCCAATAGATGCCCATATATTTCAGATAATAATGTCTTCTCAACCCCGACCTATTATCGATTTGGAAAAGGAGCTTCCAGGAGGTGGTTCTTTACTTATTCAATCTCACTGCTCTTGGATAAGCGATTTCTCTATCAAGCAATGTGCAGCGTCTATAGATAATTTATTGCGTTTAGGTTTAATTGAAATTCCATACGGAGAGTACTATTCTAATACACAAGCATATGACTCTGTCAAGCAAAACCCTCTGTTTCAGGAATTAGAGCAGCAAAGTAGCATATCTCTTAATTCTGGTGAAAGTCTTGAGTATGACAACCGATACATAAAACCTTCAGATTTATCTACCCTTTTTTACAATATATGTGTCCTTAATCCATAAGTCTCTAATCTCAATGTTCTCATCTCTAGAATAAAATAATGCACCTCGATAGCAAATAATACCGTAAGAAACGACATGCCTAATGCATCTATGAAATTTAATACTTCTGCATATATAGTTCCTTCTACAGGTTTTTGCAGTTTATATTTCTGTGATTTAAGATCACTTATATATAAGTGGTCTTAAATTATGCCCTCTTTAGTTAATTATTTTCCGTTTTCGATTCTTCTTCCCTATTAATATCCATCAGCTCATTATACTGTTCCTCGGTAATCCTGCCTGTCGCAAAGAAAATATCAATCTTATTCTTTAAATCATCTGTAAGTCCGTTTCTTTTCTTAAGTTTTAAAAGTGTTCTATATAACATAATCATACCTCCAATTCTGTTAATGCTACTGCATATTCGCTGTTAACGTAAGCTTCTGCGGACGTGGTATCCATGTCATAGATGTAGTCACGGTTGTCGCTTAGTTGCTTCTTCACGTAGTTCCAACCGTTAGCCATTGAGATAGGGTAATTGAATGTAGTGCAGCCGTCTAGTTGGTCGGATGTGATGAATATGTTGGTTACGGGATGCTTGGTCTTGAGCGCTTGCAAGGATTGGATTTGCTCGGATGTTAAATCTTCTTCTATTGGTGTAGCAAGCTCGTATATTATTTCTGCGCTTAATCTAGTATATTGTTCTAATGTTGCGTATCCGTCCAATCTCATTCTTAGGCTATTAGAGCCATCGCTAGAAATTCCAATTTGACTATTGCTTGTCGTGATTGAATTAAACTGTGCTAAATTACATAGTACAAATACTTCAGTAATTGTCTTTGGCTTCGCACTAGGAAGATTGTAGGTGTAGAATGGACTACTACTACTACTTAACCTACCATTTTTGCTTAAAGGTTCTCTCTTAACACATCTCACAACTTTTCCACGCTCTACATCTATATAATCGCTTACATACTGTTGTCCATCAATTGTGACGTTGCCATTACTTGCTACAGGAATGGCGTTGAGAGTGTATGGGAGGGTGACAGTCTGTTCATGGTATGGTTCGTAGGTTAAGTCTGTTTCGGTATTTAACACAACCATTGGTTTTAAAATAAAATCGCATGTGGCACCTTCACGAACAACATAGCTAAGAATTTTGTTACTAGCGTTATAAAACAAGTTACCTACTAATTTGTATTTTTCATTCGTATCAGAAAAACTTTTGCTTCCCCATTCGATTTTTGTGCTAAGGTTAAAATAAGCAGTAGCACTTGCGGTTCCATAAATTTGAATTGTCCCATCATTTTGTACATCAAAAGTAACACCGTTTTGGGTTTTTGAAGTATCGCTATAAGGAAAGGGAAGCAAATTCTTCCCACAAACCTTCACAGTCGGATTCACCACACTCTTAATCTCCTGCGGATAATCTGGCGAGGGTGATGGTTGACCACCAGTATAGGGTTCATAAGATGTAACTTCAGAACCTTTTTCAATCATTGGCTTAATCGTCACGCCATTATAAGAACCAACGGATGAGATTCTTATATACAATCGCACAACATCCCCGGCATTTAGTTTTTTTGTTGCTCCATTAAAAGCGGACTCGTATTGAGAATTGTCATTTATCAAAAATAATATACGAGGGGAATCTTTACTACTATTACTGTTTGTGCTAATTGTATAGGTTCCATCACTTGGTACTGTAAAACTATCAATTTCTCTAACAAAAGCTTCAGTATTTACTGTGCCAGAAAATGTTATAATCCCTTGATTAATTTGAATTTTTAAGTTTTCGCTTTGAACTTGATTATCGGATAATTCAAGCAGATTCTTCCCACTGTACTGTTTCTGTTCAGACTTACCATATAGCATCATATCCATAATCTTTCCATTGTCGGAATCAGTAATGTGAGTTTCACCCTGATTCGATGCATAGAACTTTGTAATTTTGCTGGATAAATCTTCCGTTAGCTTACTTATCGCCTCTCCTGTCGCCTTTGCATCTGCAGCTTTACCTTCTTCGGATAAACCCTTATCTACACCATTACTGATGTTTTGAAAAGCATTTTCACCAGCTTCTTTTATTGCTTTAACCTGATCTGCACCTTTAGTCTCTATCGTAGATACCTGTGTACTTCCTGCAGTATTGACAGCCGTCACCTGTTGCGTTCCCTTGTCCGCGACTGCTTTAATGGATGCAGTTTGCTGTGCTTTGACTGCATTAACCGCTGACACTCCAGCGGCACCTGCCGCACTCACTGCACTTGCCCCTGCACTTTTGACCTTGCCAACCTGCTCTGTTCCGGCGTCCTCTACATTTTTCATCTGCTTATCGCCTTCATCCGTCACAGCCTGTGTGACATTATCCTGTTTTGTAGATACAGCGCTGACTGCCGCCCGTCTTGCTTCTGTAATCGCTGTTTCTGCCGCAGACGTTTTCTCTGCAACATATGCGTTAAATCCTGTCACTTGTGCATTAATATTATCTTCTGATTCCTTAGCCGCCGTTCTGGAGGCTTCTGCTGACTGTGCATACCCTGCCGCACTGTCCCGGCTAGATGCTGCTTCTTCTGCTGCTTCTTGCGTATCCTGCCGCATCTGACTCACGTCTGCCTGTGCGTCTTCGACTTCCTGCTGAGACAGCTCTACAGCCGCCCTGGACGTTTCAACCTGCTTTGCCTTGTTGACTACATCGTCATGCATTGCGATGTAGTCTGACGTTAATCCGCCCGGCAAGGTCAGTATCTGCCAGTGTTCCGTATTTTTGCCTTCTTCCGGTGCAATTCTGCTGATGGTTTTTGTCAGTTCTGCAAGACACACATATGAGCCGCCCATATACGAAACGGTATCTAAATACTCATACGATGCCTCACCCGAATACTCGCCTCTGGGATTTAGTGCAATATTGCCCAAATCGGTTTCAACATATGTATTTTCTGTCTGCATCTTCTCACCTTCCTTTCAACCTATAATTCTAACCTATATTTTAAACGGCTACCTTCCCGGCGAAAACGTACCTTATCCACAGTGGGGTCTGAATACATTTTTAGCCGGCCTTTTACGACTGCAAAGCCTGCGAAATATACATTTCCTGTCTCGCCTTTTAACGCCTCTTCTTTTTCTTTTACATAGTTATCAATTTCTTTCTTACTTTCCGAAACCCGGCCCGATACGCTTGCAGCAGCATTTTTTGCTTGTGTTGCATAATATGCCGCATTATCTTTATCCTGATCAGGAAACTCTTTATGTCCATGTGCCCAGGCTTCAGCGACCTTTTCCGATTGTGTAGCACTATTTGCCGAATTATTTACCGCCTTGATTGCTTCTTTGAAAAGTTCTTGCTCTTCTGGACCATCAAAAGTTTCCGGTTTTGCACGGGTTTTAACAGGGATTGTAATTTTATACCCTGTCCCTCCTGCCTGATCTGTTGTTAAATAAATGTAAGCGTACAGGTTATAACTTTCTATCGTATCTGCATTCTCAAGGCAGTTATCCGGTATAACAACGTCTGTAATATCATTTGTTGTAACTCCCACCCGGGTTGTCGATGTTTCTTCGTCCTCGATAGCAAAATGTACCTCAACTGCAGCAGGTAAATGTAAGCCCTGTATCCTCAGTATCTGCCCATAATCGTATTGCCAGGCATGGCTAGCTATGACTGATGTATTGTTTCCAGCAAAAACCGCAAAAACAATATTACTATTCACTTTTTCACCTTCTTTCAATACACAATATCTACGTCAAGATAAAGTTGATTTGGTGCGATATAACGCGGAGAAAGATTATTGAATCCATAATTGATATATGAGCACTCCACATTTACCTTTATGCAAGGGGTTCTGATATCATCAAAATATAATTCGATGTCTCCAACCCCAAATGTTCCAAGCGCATAGATTCCGCTTGAGCTTGGTGCTCCTGGAGAATCAATTTTTTTTATACTTGCTGTTATCTTCATTGCACTAGAGCCGTATTTCATCCAGTAATTTAAGAATTCTGTTGATAATGTAGTTTCAGCGAACATAAATTCCACGGTCGCAGTACAGACTTCTTTGCCTCCCCCTGCGAAATCTCTGTATTTTAAATGTAGCTCACAATGCTCCGTTCTATAATGATATGGTACTGTTTCGCCTGCATCGTAGTGCTGTATGCCCTCCTTATTCATGACTGCTTTCAATTTATCGTTTTCATCATAAATTTCTAATACACCTTTATCATTTTGCGAACCGCCCAGCGCCATTGTCCCCGCTTTTATATAGCTCATATTTATATAAAGTTCGTTCCCTATCTTATAAATTCCCTTAACCGCTCCCTTATTTGTCAATAAATTAAATATCTGTTCCTGCGTTAAGGAATCTTCTGCTAATGTTTTAAGAGTTCCTTTGCCATCAACTGATACTGATGAGGCCAACTGAAATTCTCCAGTGTTTAAATTCCAGAAGTTTTTTCCTGTCCTATCGCTAAGAATTCCTAATATAAGCGTATCTGCATATCCGCCTTCAGCTGTAAATGCTGTCTTCCAATCCCAGTCTCTTCCGTCCTGGGTTCTTGTATTTGCAATCTGAAAGCCTTGTGTGCCCAGGCACATTGCACCGTATGTAGAACTTTCTTTATCTGTATCCTCAAACAAAATTGCTCTTACATCCTGTTTCTGTGCTACATTTTTCTGATATCTTAGCTGTGTATTGATTGCATTAAGTACGCCTTTTATCTTTTCTGCCATAACAGTTTTTGATTGTGAGTTTACAATGCTATTAATTGCATCAACTGCTGAAGACACCTTTTCAAAATACGTCTGTGCAGTATCTCCTAATTTCACAGATGAGACAGTGTTTTTTATACAATCCCATTCGATTTCAATTGCTCTAGCCTCTGTTGTAATATCCAGTTTTTTATGTCGGCATTTAACCGTATCTCCAAGACCAATCATTTCGATTGCTTTTACATCACTGTATTCATTCGTATCTGATATCTTAATCATATTTATCTCTATTGAAACGGCCGGCAAATCAATTCCTTCCAAAAATTGTTCTTTACACTTCTTTTTTAATGCCTTTTCTAAATCACTTTGGCTTTCACATACAATATCATTCTCGTCAGGTTCTCCTTGTATATCCTGTTTCAGTTTGACATCTTCAAACACAATTTCTTTTGTATATACTGTGGCATATTTATTAATGTTTTCGGAATCTACAAATATATTTCCGTTTATCGTTCGTCCATTATATGCCACTGGAACGATCCTGGTAACAACATCTGACATATCAACTGTATATGTAATCCCATCTATATTCTTACCATATCGTATCTCTGCTCCATAATTTCCTCCCACTCTTTCATTTATGATAATCTTATAATTATCATAAAGAATTTCTCCACCCCACCTTTGCAAAAATGTAGGCTCATCTGAACCAGAAATGGCATCGAGAAGATTTCTTCGTTCAAAATATGCCGTTGAGCTTGTTGAGATATTCGATTTTCCCTCGAAATTTGTTCCGCTAGTCATAATATCAAGAGCTTCTTGTCCATTTTTTATGGTAGGTCTTACATCTTCGAGGAAAACTTCTTTTGCAGCATCAAAAAATATCGGATATGCGACTACATCAATGCTGTAATCCTTTTTTGTCAGCTTATTCACTCGGAATAATTGCCCTTTTCCAACAAAAGTAGGTACCGACAAAATAGACTCTTCCTCTATATATTTCCATCGTCCTTCCGAATCCGTCGGATGGTTCATATTTAAGATCCAGCTTCCATTTAGTGTTGCCTGGAGCTTACACGAGTTTGGTAATAATACCATTTTTCCATTTGTCGTAGGTTTGATAGTATTTTTATCATAAATCTGAATCATTACAAACACCTCCAGTTAGGTATGATCTTCATTTCTGCTCCTACAACGGAAATCATATTTTTCCCAGGTTTTAGATACAGATCTTCATAGTCTCCATTTACGTAGGTATTCATCATTTCTCCACTTAATTCACGATATGTAATCATTCGTTCCGTATCAATCCGACAGTTTTGTCCTACATTTACATAAAATTTATTTCCGTTGACTGTCAGTGTTGCATTATTATTTCCGGATATAATATACGTCGGATGTGCTAATGCATAGTTATTTTGCAGTACATCTTCTATCTCATATTCTTTTAATCCATCTTCTCTATAGATATAACCGCTACATGTAAATATAGCGGTTATTGTTCCTATTTCTCTATTTTTTCTCTTTACATCGCTTATCTCTACCTTCTTAACTTTATAAAAATATCCTTCATCGTCTGTAAATCTCAATATTCCCAACGGACTAAGTAACCAGCTCTTTATATCTCTGTATCTTTCAGACCACTGCTGAGGTAATGTCATAAAATTAAGTTCAATCGAAATTTCTATATCTGATACCGTTCCGTCATCAATATAAAGAGAACCATCTTTTCCAGGAATCTCTATGACGGTATAGTTTTTTTTACCTGCTGGTATATCTGGACGCTGCATGACATAGCACCCAATATCTTTTGCTCTTATACCAGCATATTCCATGTCATACTCTTGCATCCTACCATCCTTTCATCTTATTCCTTGCATCTAATTTTTCTGTAAATCCCTGTTCTGATGTTTCAACAATATAATCACGAAACTCTTCATTGCCAACATACACTTTTACATAAGTGACTGGCTGCGGAACAGAAATATTACTATAATCCAAAAAGAGTGTTTTTAATGCTCTTTCCATTATATTTTCTAAATTTTCATAAAAACTATCTAATGGAAGCACTGCTTCTTTTCCAGCCTCTCCTCCTCCAAGAAAGGAGTTTCCCATTCTGCCAAATAATTGTGCTCCAGATAAAATGCCACCTTTCTTATACCAGGAAACGGATATGCTTGGTACTCCTATTGGGTCTAAAGAGAAACCTCCACTTATTGAAAAATGTGGAAGTTTTATTTTAGGTATACTAATAGATGGAAATTTTAACTTCAACGAATCAAATTTTCCCTTAATATCGGAAAGTTTATCTGCTACTGCACTTTTTGTATTGGAAAGCTTATTGCTGAACTTATTTTTAATCTCATCTAATTTCCCACCTGTCAGTTGATTAATCTTTGTATAACAAGTGTTAAATTCGTCTTTCACCCCTGTTCCATAGGCTGCTACCAGCCCTTTAATTCCGCCTCCAGCATCTTTATATGCTTGCGTCATGTCTGCAAGTTTCTTTTTAGATGCTATATTATTCTCTTCTTGCTTCTGTGCTATAATCTGTTTTATATGTTCAAATTTCTCTGAAGCTGCACTTTTCATTCCTTCTATTTTTGTTGAAAAGTCGTCTTTCATTTCTCCTATTTTAGTTCCTACTTGCTCTTTTAGATCTCCGGTTTTTTCTTTCAAATCTCCAAAGAATCCTTTTATTGCTTCTATTTTTTCGCCTACTTTTTCTTTTAGACCATTAAATTTATCTCCTATTACTTCTGTTGCATTTTTTACAGTATCTTTTACCGCCGACGTTATTTTGTCCCAATTTTCTATTACAGCAACCACCGCTACTATTGCGGCCACAATTCCTGCTATCACACCAACGACTGGTGCCGCTGCTAATAATGCTCCACCTATTGCCGGAGCTACACTGGTTATTGCTGACACAATTCCTACCGCTTTCAATGCTGCCAATACCGGGGCAATCTTTCCAATTGCTGCTATCACTCCTGCTATAGCTATTATAATTGTCTGTAATGGCTTAGGAAGTTTTGAAAAGCTTTCTATTCCTGAAGCTAATGCTCCCACTGCTGGTGTCACACCAGTTATAATTCCTGCGATTGCTCCTCCCATCGGAGCCAATGCATCTTCCACTTTTCTTAATGCCGCTTTCATCTTGGTGGATGAAGTTGTTGTGTCCTCAGACATTTTCTTTGCTTTCCCGCCTACATCATCATAGGTATTTCCTACAGAGGTTAATGACTCAATAAACTCTACACCTCCGTCCTCTGCAAGAGTTCCAAAGGCAGTAGTAGCCAGATTCAATTTTTCTTGCTGATTCTTGCAGTTTTTTATATCCGACACGATAGAATCAATAACATCTTTCTGCGAAGCTCGTCCATCCTGCCAGTCTCTAAATAGCTGCTGTGTTTTCGAAGAGAAAGAACCGATAGAATCTTCTATTGTTCCATCACCTAATCTATTAGTCACCTCATTGATCGCATCATTTACTTTATCAAGATTGTAAGAGCCACCCTCACTTCCATTTTGTAGAAGTTCGAAATAATCTTTTGCAGTATAGCCTGCCTGTTTAAATTTTGGCGAATATTCTGCTATATTATCTCCTAATTCATCCGTCTTATTTAAACCATTCTGAGCTCCTGCTACAATGTAATCCATCGCTTCATCAGAAGTAAGTCCAAATTGCTTCATGAGCTGTGACACTCCTCGAATAGATTCAGACATGTCCATTTCATAAGTTTCTTCAAGTGTAATTGATTGTGATGTTATATCAGTTAATTCTGTTTCATTTAAGTCTTTGATATTATCCTTAACCGTTATTATTGCCTGAGCCACCGTGTCCATAGAATCTCCAACGCCACTTTCATAAACATTTTTTATTATTTTTGCGTTCTTGGTAGCTTCCTCGCCTGTATCCCCCAAGCGACTGTTTACTTTAGCGGCCGCATCTTCCATATTCGTAAATGAATCTACTGCTTTACTTCCTAAATCCTTAATCTTATCACTTACACCTGATAGCTTTTCTGTTGCATCAACCAAATTCCCTTCAGAAATTTTTTTCGACATTTCATCCAGTTTCTCTCCGGTTGATTCTGTTGCTTTATCTACCTTTGATAATCCTGTCTCTGCGTCTCTTGTCCCATTTTCCATCTCGGAAAGTGCCGTTGTATTATCATTAATAGACTTTTCAAGTTTGTTCATGTATGCACTTGTTTCGTTCAATGCAACTTTCAGCTTTGATACCGTTTCGGCTTGCTTATTAAATGCATTTTCAGCTTTTGCAGTTTCGGCAGAAGATTTTCCTGTTTTTTCTGTTGCATTTTGAACCTCTGATGCAAGTTCCTTTAATCTTGCAGTTTGTTTTACAAGTTCCTTCTCATAAAGTTCCGCTTTCGTCTTTTGAGCATCATACTGTTTCTGCATAACTTCAGACTTTGCAATAAGTGCCTGCTGACTCTTCTCGTTCCCGGCAAATTTTGCTGTTAAAGCGTTCATCTCGGAACCACACTCTTTTAAGCTATTATTGATAGACTTAATTGAATTATTAAATTCTTTCTCTCCTTTAATGCCTATTCGTGGGCCAATATCATACGCCATAATCTCACCTCAAATCCGGAATATAATCACCGCTATTTATTGCTATCCTGAGTTCCTGCAGTCCTTCACTTGCCAAGTATAAATCAATTAAATCACTCAATTCTCCTATCGGCATGACAAGGTACTCTTTCGCTGGTATTCCTATTTTTCTTGCATATAAATCAAGCCAGGCAGAAGTTTTTACTCCTGCCCGGCTTCTACGTTTTTTGACTTATTCTCTTTTCCTTCAACTTCCTTTTGCTCTCCTTCATTCATGCACTCTGCAATCTTATCCGCCGCAATAGCCAGATCAGAAATCCCCAGAGCAATTTCTAACGCTTCCTTAGGCAACGGAGTCCATTTTCCGTCAATTATTGGTGCATTATCTGGTGCTGGAACATCTTTTTCAAAATAATTTTTATAAGCACAGCCCTGTGATATAAGTAATTCTAATACCTCTGAGATTACCGAAATTGTCTTTTCTTCCGATCCTTCTGTATTTATATTTTTAAGAAAGTCCTTAACGCTTCCATATTTCTGTGCTATCTTTTTTGTTGCCATTAACGAAAAACTCATAGGATAAATTTTACCGACAATTTCAATGTATGTAAGTCTTTTCATAAACGCCTCCCGTTAACCTCTCGTTCCTAAAACTGCATTATTATACTTTAATGCTTCTGCTTCTGTGTCATACATTTTCTGTGGCGTAATTTTCCATGGATGATTATAGTTGTCATCTACCTGATCTGATCGTACGACAGTTCCTGAGATTTCTTTTGTCTGCCAATCCACTTCATCTCCTCTAGTTGTTGCAGCATCTGCCGGAATGGAAAAACGGATCTTTGGGAAAACAACCGGTAAATATCCTGTCTTATTATCAATCTGATGTTCCTCAATGATTCCAAATCCAAGATATGGAGCTACCTGATCATCATCATAGACAACTTCTGTTACCGTTTCCTCTCCAACTTGTCTGGTTACTGTTTTCAATCCTAAAATTTTCTTCGAAAGTTCTGGGGTAAGATCTGCTGTTTTCAGGGTTAACTTTCCTGACACAAATCTTCCTGCTGCTGTTTCCGCCACTTGGTTATCCGCATAAAGATCTTTATCTTCTGCAACATCTGCTTCAAACGAATATTCTACAGCTTTGTCCGCCGCATAAGCATCTGAGTATGTTACTGCATTTCCTACTGCTGTATAGTTTGCACAAACCGGTTTTGATAATCCTTTTATAGCCATAATATTCCTCCTTATCTCATATCTTCTTTACAGAGTTCGTCAATCTTATCTCCCATAGCCTGTACTGCTGCTTTTCTGCTTCTATTTACTGCTTTTCGAACTACAGGTGTCTTTTGCCTGAACGATGTTCCACTTTCTACCGAACGCATCAGCAAGGCATTCGGTAAACCATTTGGATATTTCTTAGACTTTGTTTTTCCATATCTGGAAAATCCAGCTTTTGTCTGAATATAATCATCTCTATTCTCAATAGGTGCCAATCCAAATGCATCTATTAAATCTGCTTTTTGTCTGTTCGTTACTCCATGAAGTTTTCTGTCCTCTGTACCTCGTCCATTATCTACAGGTATTTGCCTCAATCCGCTTTTTATACTGTCCGCAACAACTCCTGCACCTTCATATACTGCCTGTCTTACTATCTGTTCTGTATTTTTACTGAGATTCGATAATCTTAATGCATATTCATCCAGTCCCTGTACAGACATTTTAGCCATTTCAGCTTACCTCCCAAATCCATTCAAAATGTATATAACCTGTTTCTTCTTCATGTTGAACAGAATTCAAACGAAAAGATATCCCCATTGTTTCCAGTGAAACTTGAATCTTATCCACATTTTCATCCACATCTTCTTTTGTGAAATAATCAATACTCCCCTGCAGGACCTGTATATCCTTTTTATTATCTGCCACATGAGAATTCGCTTCTGTCTCTTCCTGCCAGACTATATACTTATTCTTTTTCTCGTATGCTTCGTAGTGGAATACATCATCCATCACCCGTTTCAAAGCATCTCGAACCATATAAATTTTAGAGAATTCCATAATCTTCTTTCAACCGTTCTAAAGTGATTCTTGTGATTTTAAGACCGTCATCCATCACATGTTGCACAAATGCACATTTATATTGCAGTCCGTCTTCCAGGATACATATATCCATACTTGTAATTTTTCTGTCTTCCCATATATGCACAACGTCCGACACCTGTACATTCGCCTGTAATGCTGTATAATATCTCGATATTCCGACAGTCTCAAATCCAAAGCAATGTTTGCTCTTCAACTTCAAAGCATACTTTGGTTTCATTCCTGTTTCTGCAATATTTATCACTTTATAAATTTTTAAAACACCATCATCAAATGTCATTTTTGCCTTGCTTTCTGTGATATCAACAAATTATTCATTTCCCAACGCAAGAAACGGGGCATCGCAGTCTGTGCCGATGCCCTTTTTCTGAAAAGATATGCAGCATAATCAATTTGGATACCTGCATATTCGTTCGTATCCTCTTCGCGAATCCCTTCTCTCTCCATTAGTTCTTTTGCTTTTGATAACAAAAAGTCTAAATATTCATCATTCGCTTTTGTTGTCATCTGCAGATCTTTTTTTAGCAGCATAAGTTTATACTCTTTTTCCATCCAATATACCTACCCGCTTTCTATGCTTCTCCTGCAAATTTTGGTGCTTCTGTGACAGGTGCACCTCCCACACCATATACAGCAAATGCTTCTCTTATTGCCAAATCTCCATCATAACGTGCTGTGCCTTTGAATACCGTCTGATCTTCAATAAATCTAACATGTTCTGACTGTCCGATTACCGTGCCTGCTCTCTCCGCCAAAACATAATTCTCAAAATAGCCAAAGATTATTGTATTATCCGGAATAAATTTCAGCTCTTCGATATTGCCTCCAACAATTGGCATAGTTGACTGTGCACCGCCTGCCACAATTGCAGCCGCAGAATTTACTCCAATTCCTTCAGCAATAAGTTTTGTATGTGTTTTTTTATTCATTACCCATACAATGTTTCCTGTTGCATAATCATTATCAATCACTCCCGTAGCCTTTGTGATGTCCTGGAACAGTTTTGTTCCTGTAGCGTTCGTTCCTGTAATCACATGTGAGGTACTTAAATCTTCCCATTTTCTTCCCGTCTCTGGATATCCTGCCGGAGCTTCTGCTAATAAAAGAGATGTAACAATTCCCATCGGCATTTTTACATTCTTCCCGTATAGAATCGCTTTATCTAATGCTTTTCCAATCGCTTTTCCGATTGCAGAGATTAATTCAGTTGCAAGGTTCACGTCATTATCCTCCAGGATTGCATTAGCAATTGCAAAGTATCCACTTACTTTATATCCGTCCATTTCCATGTTGTAAAAAGCAAGATCTAATTCCTTTACAGCTGAGTACATCTCATCCCAGATTGCTTCCGGGATTTCTCCCATAATGTTCTGTCGGCTTGTTCCTGACACCGGACGAACAGATACATATTTCACTAATTTACTTTCTTCTGTTGCAACCTGCTTAATAAGTGGCAGTACAATATCCGGAATTGTCAATCCAGCATTTGTAATAGCTCTTTTTTCTTTGATACATGTTCTGACTTTACTGAGAAATTCTTTCACATCTTCCCTTGTCAGCATCTGATCTCTTTCTTCTCTTGTCAAACCAAAAAACTTTGTTCTCACTGTCATTCCATTTCCTTTCTTTCTTTCTGCTGGCTCATTCTTTTCTGGAGCAGGCTTAGGATCCTTCTTTTCTTCTTCTTCAAGTTCTCTCTCAATGCCTGTAATCTCTTCTTCGAGTTTTTTCTTTGTATCTTCATGCTCATCTTTATCCTGCTGAAATTTTTCCGCTTCCTCTTCTACCGCTACTCTGTCTTCCGCCGATGTATTTTCATCCATCTCATTAATAGCACTTTCAATTTCTTTTTCTCTAACTGAAAATTCTTCATCCTTCGTTCGCAGTGCATCTAAGCTTTTTTTCTTTGCATCCAGTTTACTTCTCAATAATAATTTTTTTAAAGCCATTTATTTTTCTCCTTTCAGCTTTTTTAATGTCTGTTTCTTCCACATCTCCACATTTCTTTTTTTAATATTTCCATAATCATTTTTTCTTGCACTTACTTCTGTTTCCTCATATGCAGGGAACGTGCAAATTGAAACCTCATAGAGTTTTGCTTCTTTTATCGTCCAGTGAACATCTCTTCCATTCTCTGTAAATTCTTCTGACAAAATATCAAACCCAAATGAGCATTGATCCACATCTCCTCGTTTGACACGCTCATACAGATTTACTGCATCCTGATCAGCCTGATTAATCTTGACTTCTCCCCATAATCCTTTTTCATCAACTTTTAATGTTAATGTTCCCGATTTAGTTCTTCCAAGAACAAGATGTGTATCGTGATCAATCAGACATCTGATATCGTCCTGAAGTGTATTATCAAAAGCATGTACATCTACGCTTTCCGTTGCCCCTTCCCACATTTCATAATTTGAATTAAATACAGCAAAGTATCCGGATATATATTTTTCTCCATCTTCCTCGCTCCTGGTCTTAAACTGAAGTGGTACGCTTCTGGCCTGTCTATTCCTCTTCACCTTCTTTACCTCCCTTCAATTTTTTCTGATCTCCAATCATTCCTTGTGGAATGTAGTTTTCTAATATCACTAACTCATCTAGTCCTTCCATTGGAGAATATCCAATTGCATCTCTCACTTCATTTCCTGTCATAATGCCTCTTGTATATAAATTTGCACCTACATTAGACAATGTCGTAATATCATATGCATACAGAGATCTAACATTAAAGCGAAAATACCAGTCTGGATTTATTAACAACTTCTTAGTGAGTTCCTGCTCCAAGGCATTACACAATGGACGGATTCTCGTATTGATAAAGTTGTTCCATTCTTCAGAATCAAATTCGCCAGCACCAACGACAAAGGCAGGAACATCTAAAATTGCTGCTATTGTTTTCTTATCAAGCATGACTGCATCTGATAATGCTAAGTCTGTTAACGATAGAGGTTTTACAACTTCAACATCAAATGCATCCGCCGGAATAACCCAGGGTTCGCCTGCATCTGTATTCGCAACATAGTCATTCAAAATCTTTTTTCTTCCTTCCGGAGAAGAAAGTTCGTCACTCATAGAATCCACTTTTACAATAACAGATGGTTTCCATTTACTTTCCATAAATCCCTTTTTTGTTGCTGTGGCCTGTTTCAGATTGTTAGCAATATCTTTTAGTGCTGTGCGATATCCGCAGCCTTTCCACGGATAATTCGGAGATGGGTTAATAACAAAATGTAATAATTCATCCGGCGTATATCGTTCTCCATCTATTCGAATCAAATAACCGTAGCCATCAGGTACAAAAGAAAAATGTCCTGCCGGAATCAATTGCAGATCTTTTAAATATCCCTGTTTTGTTTCCGCATAAACGACTGCATTTCCATCGCCTTCAAGCAATATTTCCCTTACCAGAGCAGAAATAAAAGTTTTCCTTGTCATAAAACGATTCGGGGTAATATCTATCTTCCTCGATAATTCATTTTTCAACCGCTTATCTCCTGCATCTGTATTTTCCATCAGATGTATTGTCATACTAGAAATCAGATTACAGATTTTATTCACTGCTGCCACAATCTCCGGATTGTCAATCAGCCTTGTATATGAACCACCACACAATATATCAAAAGCATCTGAAGAACAAAGCCATGATATATTTTTTTTATCTGGCTCTGCTCTCACCTGTTTTTTCTTCTTTTTCCCCATGTTATCATTTTCTCTCTTATCCAAACCATTTTCCTTGTTTCTGTGTTTTTTCAAGGTCAATCAACATTTGTTTACATGCAATTACATCCGCATCAAATAAATCAATTCTGTATGTCGGCTGCACCTTTTCAAATCTTACAAATTCATCGGAATCTTCAATCGCTTTCACATTTGATAAGCAATACTCAAACGCTTTATTGTGAAGATAATAAAATTCTCCTTTTTTCAGTTTCTTTTCTATTTCCCGAAAAGCTTCCGTTTTTTCAACATACCTTTGCGACTGATCTCGCATTTTAAACCCGGATTTTTTCATTTTCAACACAAATTCTCTTGAATAACGCCGGTCATATCCAACCCATTTAATGTCAAATCCTATCTTTCGCATTTGAAGAAACCACTTCAGCACATCTTCATACTCTATGACATCCGAATTACAAAGAGTAAGCCAATCTTGTTCCTCCCACCAAAAAAACGGAATCTGGTCTTCTTCTGCTTTAAGATGTGCTGCAGTTATTGGCATAAAGCCATGTGAAATACAAATATCTGTATTTTTGTATCTACCATGAAGCGCTGTTCCGGTAAGATCGTACATCTTTGACAAGTCTGCACCCCCATACCATTTAATTGGCAAATGTGCCAGTTCTTCTAACGTCCAGCTAAATTGCTTATCACTTTCCTGGGCTTGAAAAATATCAAAATATGTATTAAGTGCATTTGTATAGATGTTAAGTGATTTATTTAAAAACTCGTCTCTTCCTGTTGGATCATTCTGTGCCTGAAGAGCTTCATTCAGAATATCTTTTTCTCTGATGGTTACTCCATAATTAGGATTTGCTTTTTCATGTTCAATCGGATTTGTATAGTCGTCTGGGTTGTCTGCCTGACATATAAATATAAAGTATTCTTCATCTACTTTTGTTCCACGCATTACTTCTTTGCAATACTGAAGGCGCTGATAACAAAAAGAATTCATATCACTTCCAGCTGTTGTTATACCTATAAGCAATTTATTTACATAAGCCTTCATTGCCTGTTTATAAACATAATATTCATTTGCATTTTTATAAGCGTGCATCTCATCAAGAATAATAATGTTCGCATTAAGTCCATCAGCTCGCTTTGCATCTGCTGCAAGTGCCTGTATTCTCAATGCTCCACTTTTATTTTCATTCTCATCATAAAATGTTCGACTGATTGAATGTTCCGCATTGTTATTCAATATTTTGAAATTCTTGCTTTCGCCCATGTACTCAATATTTTCACGGATATTTTCAAAAGCTTCCATTGCCCTATCGAGTTTTGTAGCAATAATATATAGCACTGAAAAATACTGTCGTTCTAAAAGAGACAATGCCCAGGCCAACGCAGAAGCAAAAAAAGTTTTACTGTTTTTTCGCGGTAAAAAAATAAACGCCTCTTTAAAACGGCGTTCTTCTGTCCCTGCAATATAAAAACCTGCAACATTATAACAAATAAATTTTTCCCATGGTTCTAACAAAAAAGCTTTTCCTCTCGCTGGACCTTTTATGTGTACGAAAGTAGCTTCGATAATTTTTATAACAAAATCAGCATCCCGTGTGCGCATTTCATAAGCAGTATTATCCAAATCTTTTAAAAATCTTTTAGCTGCAAGTACTCTATCCTCATTCGCTATTATCTCTCCTGATACGATATCTCTTGCATATTTTTTGACTTCTTTAAATAGTTTAGACTCAGCCATCTGCTATCTTACTAAGTGCGGCATCTAATTTTGATAACTTAGGTTTCTCTTTGATTGTTGTTTTTTCAAAGATCTTAGGATTCAGGCACAGCATATCCAAATATTTTGCTATGTCACTTCTCAATCTTTCCAGTGTAATAACACCCGGGGTTCGTTTAACGTAATCGTCACTTTCCAGCATCTTTTTGATACTTTCTCGTTCGGATAAAAGTTCTGCACAGATGCGAATTGTCTCAGCATATTCTTCTCTGTACGTTCCCATTTTCTTCATACTATCCGTCAATTTTTTTTCAAATGTTTGTGCCTTTATCGCCCTTGCCATTTTGCCGCCTCCTTTCTCCTTTTTTGGAATTTTTGAAATTTCGCGCATTTGGAAACACCTAACCCCCACCAGTAGAAAACAAATTTTTTCTTTTTTTCTTGCAGGGGGGGATTTTCTGACACACTATTTTCTGGCTCTCCAATTTTTTCCTGGAACAGTCATATCCTGAAGTGACTGGCCAAGCTTTGTCAGCTCTCCAGTCGTCCTGTTTTCTAGTTTGTTATGACTTGCCTGTGATACACTGATAAGATTCCAATCACACCATGCATATTCCGGATATTCATCTGCTGGATATATATGATGCACTGTATTAGCTGCCTCTGTCTTTCCATACATTTTGGCCACTCTGCATTTATATCCGTCCAGTTTTAAAATGTGTTTTCTCTTTTTCTTCCATTTACTCCCATAATAATCAAACATATATCCTCCATGAAAAATAATTAGGCAACCGGATTACCGATTGCCTGTACACTGGAGAAGTTTTTACCAATAGCCCATTGGGGTTGTAATGGGGTATCTGAGCTTTTGCTCGTTATAAAGATAGCACATCTAAAAACAACATTGGTCAACATTTCCTTATTTTTTATTTTATTTTTCAATAAGTTTTTCTACTGGAACACCCAGAGCCTTTGCAATACATTCTCCAGTGTGAGAAGAACAGTTATGTCCACGCTTTACGTTATGCACCGTCATCCTTGTAACCCCTGCAAGCTCTGCCAATTCTCTGTGATTTATATTCTTCTCTTTCATTGCATCAATTAATTTCTTACGATTTATTCTCATAGTTCTCGTCCCTTCTCACTTTGACATATCTAATATTTTGTAAACTATTGTGTGCATCTGTTTCTTCTTATATATAGTTTTTAATTTTTAACCATTGAGTTTTACATAGTCTCGTTATGTCAAACTAATAGGCCAAATTAAAAGTAGCCATTGCCTTATTAATTGTATCCTGCTCAACTCCTATGTACCTCAATGTAATATGCACATCGGAATGCCCGAATATCTTCATAAGGAGCATCCCGTCTTTTGTCTTCATATACATATGATACCCAAATGTCTTTCGCATCGTATGTGTTCCTACATTATAGATTCCAAAATGTGCAGCAGCCTCTTTTATTATGTTGTAAGCCTGCTGTCTACTGATTGCCTTCTCCTGTCCCTGTCTGGATTTAAATAAAAGCTCATAATCCGGCTTGTCCTTTATGTAATGATCTATTGCCTTTCGTAGCTTCTTATTAATCACAAACTTTCTTTCATTATTTGTTTTCTGCTCACGCATGATAATATAATCTTTATTCTTTACGTCCCGGACTCTCATTTTTAAAATATCTGAAACCCTTAATGCTGTATAGATTCCAAACATCCAGAGCACGTAATCTCTTTCATTCTTACTTTTTAGGTAGTCTGCTATATCCTGTACTTTCTCCCGGTCTCTTATTGGTTCTACTGCGTTCATCTTTCACCTGACTTTCTGTGTCAAACTCTGACACTTGTCTATTTGATAAAATTACTGATACGCATACAACCCCAATCACGACCGTTAACACTACAAGTAAAATTCCTGCAAATATCATTTTTCTTCTCCTTTTAGCTTTTCAAAGAATCTCATACACCTGATCTGGCACCCAGCCTTTGAAAATTCTTTTCCCGTTTCTTTTTCCATCTTCCTGGCTACTCTGCTCCACGACATTCCATCAATATAATAAAATTGCAACATTAATCGAAGCTCTGCCGGTTTCACTGTATCAAGAAATATATATGCTCTGTTTATCGCCTTTTCCTTTTCTGATAATGTCCTGCCCAACTTATTAACCCTTGCTTCGAGCAATATTCTCTTTTTTTCAATCACAGATTGAGGAAATCCTTCAACTTTAAACAATTGTGTGCCGCCGTTTCCCCCACGAACGGTATCTACAACGGTCCTGCTAGATAATTCTTCAATGTCTCGCTCCGTTTTGCTTATCCTCTCCCTGATGTCGCGGATCAGAGCATCAACACACCGGCATCTTTCAAGATTTTCTTTTTCTGTCACGGCAGCCTCCTTCCTGTGTCAGATTCTGACACGTTCAATTAATAAAAATCGAAAGAATAATAATTTGGTTCGACAGGCTTTTTTGTTTTCTTCTTTTTGATCTTAGAAAACCAGATACTGCTTCTATCCCAGCCAAACGTACAATTTAATGTCTGTGCTATTTTTATCATGCTTTTTAATGACGGACATGTCTTTCCAGTTTCATACCCTGTAATTGTCGCTACTTTTATCCCTGACTTTTCTGCTAACGCTCTTTGTGAATAACCTTTGTCTTCCCTTACTTTCTTCAGTTCCTCAGCAAATGTATCTGCTCTGTCTTTTGTTTTCAACCAGGGATAAAAGAAAAATGAGTTCTTGTCCCATCCGAATCCACATCCAAGTGCATCTGCTATTCGAAATATCTTTTTCAGCGATGGATTTGCATCCTCTGATTCATATTTTTTTATTGTATCAACGCACATTCTCGTTCTCGCTGATAAATCTTCTCTTGAAGTTCCTGTCATCTCTCTCGCTTCCAGCAAGGCTTTTCCAAATATATTTTCCATCGCTACTCCTTTAAACCTGCAAAACTTTTAAATTCGCTTTCCAGTAAATTTGCTTTAATCAAATCATAGGTAATGTCCATCCAGTCACGTTTATCTTTGTTGTGGTTTGCATTTTTATGTATGCGAGGATCTACATCATCCCATTCGAAAACATCGAAACAGACATCACTTACGAATAGCATCTTACTGCCACGTGCTACACAAAGATAAAAACAATCCTTATATATACCTTTACACCGTTTAAAACCGTATTTTTCAAATTCCGCTGCCTTTACCGTCGGTCTTAGCATTCGCCTCACACTCCTTGCCGTGTCTCTTCTGGTAGTCTTTAAATCTTTCCAGATTCATTTCCTTCCGTTCTTCGTTAAATGTCATATGCAAAAGTTTTTTGCATCCTGGGCATATACCACTGCCAGTATTAGCCCCCATTTCTATGCGGATACTTTTGCAAATCCGAATTGTTTTTCCACACACAGGACATACTCCTTTATATCCTCCCTTTAATTCTTCCATGTGTTTTTCTACGCATTTTCTTGATTCTTCTGAAACTGAATTCATTATCTCTCATCCTTCCCATATTGTCCTCCATAGACATATTTTTTAACTCCTGAGAGGAGCTTATCTCTCAGGAGCATCTGCTTTAAGCTTCTTGTCACACCATTGTTCGTTTGATCTCATCCTGATCGTTTTGATTATCCTGGATACACCATCTATTAGGGCTATCTTTTCTAATCATGCAGTCCCCGTTCAGGTTGCCGCACGGACAATCCATGCATGGACTGTCCGCATAACTATCTCTTGTAATCTCATCGCACATATCGCTCAATGTTTCTAAAGCTTTTTTAATTTTTCTATAATCCATTTTTACCTCCTGCTCCATCTCTTTTACTTTTCCTTTTCTTTAAAGCCATGCTTAAACGACAAAACTCTAATAATTCCATTTGATTTATCGTCATCAAGGCCTTGGATCACACGTCTCGTTTCTTTTCCCATAGCTGCAATATCTCGCGGCATATTAAAAAGATCAATATCTCCCATCGCCACTGAGCCAGTGTGAACGCCCTTTTCTTCGTCCACGTTTGTTCTGGCGACAGCAAATCCAAATTCCCCTGTCAAAACCAAAGGCTCTCCCCTATTTTCTGTATCTTCAATAGTAATTTTAATCATTATTTTTCCCCTTTCTGCGCCCTGCGTGGCGGGGCGCGATTAAAAGTTTACGCTGCGATTGTGCAAGCAGGGAGGCAACGACCACCGCCGTGCGCGGTCGCAATGACGCAATAGCCGGACGGATGGACAAGATGGACATAATGCGCGCTACCCAAGCGAGCCGACCTCGTCCAATACCAGCATGTTTCTCCCTCGTCATTTACTTTGACTCTAGTTTTTTCATTTTTAAAAAACTCATATCCGCCATTTAATTCACTCACAGATGGCAAAAAGAACGTATCTATAGTTTCTTTTCCTCTTGGTCCATTATCTTTATACACTTCGCAGAGTAATTCACGAAATTCTGGTTCAAATCTATTGATAAATTCTTCGCTATTAATATGTTTCCTAATATCTGACTCTTCCCAGCTATTATTTCCATTTTTGCTAAATGGCATCGGGTCAAAAATAAGATCCCGAACTGCAAGTGTCACACTGTGCTTTTTATTTTTATCTACAAGCTTTTCCTTGTCATAATCTAAGACATCAAAAAACACCGTTCCGAAGTCTTCCACCTGGACTTCCATAGATGCATTCTCACCAAAAAATTCTCTGGCTTCTCCAATCTCAATATAATACTTGAGATTCTCCCATGTGCTAATGTATTCTATTTCTGTCTTTCTTTTAAATTCTTTTGCCATGTTTTGCTCCTTTCTCCTCCGGAAATCCGGAGGAATCAATGGCATATAGCTCCGCGTTCATATTCCGGAACCGTTAACAAGTTGCTATGTAAGTATAAAAATCCTCTAAAGAGGCGTGTCCAGCTTATTTCAAGATAACATTATCTATATTTCCGATAACAATCGTTGACTTACCTGTTACGTCAGTCTTAACTTCGAAATCAGCTCGTTTATTATATGTTTCCATCGGAATTGAGATTTCAATTCCACTGTCAGTTATTAAAGTCTGTTTTTCTAACTTCTTTACAGTGTTCTCGTTGACAACGGTGAAATTATCGTACTGCAGGTCATACTGTTCTACCTTTTCATCGAATTCTGCTTTCTTTTCTGGGCTTTTTCCAAAGAGTGTATTACCGATTTCCTCGACATTAAAAGTTTTACGCTCTATGTATTCCTTTTGTAATGCACTTCTCGTATCCATCTTTGTTTTCAAATCTCTACCATCATATTTGTTTGAAATATTATTGATGATATGTGTCAAAATATTCAATTTCTTTTTGGGCGAAAAACTCGTGTGGCAGACAAGAAAATTTTCAGACAAATAATAAACTCTCTCGCCATTTACCTCGTATCTTTTTTCTAACAGCTTTATACTGTGGTCAGACAAATTAATAATTGCCGCTTCTGGTACCCTTGAAGTTGCCGAAATGAGTGAGCGACCTCTCAAGAGTCCCACATATGTATAATCACCTTTGCAAATGCTATCATGATTATAATTTCTCTTGTAATTCATCTTTAATAACGCAAGATAAATAGTTCCTTCTATCTGGAAAGTTACAAATAATAAATCCGCTGCCGGAATATCAAGCCCTTCCCCCATAGCAGCATAAAGTTTATTTGCAATCGTCTGACTCGTTTCAATGAAAGACGCATCGTTTGATTCATCCCACGATTCCAAGATAGCGTAGATCGGAGAAAATTCCGAATCAAATACGCAATTCTTTGTATCATCGCTGGAAACAATCTTGTAAATATGATTGCGAATAAAATCATGCATCTCTGGACCTGGATTCAATAACGCACTCGACAGAATACAGTCTCCACGGTCAGTATCCAAGATATGTAAAATAGCTTTTCTTATCACGATATCATCTCTTGTTATCATAAGCTCCCCTTTCTGATAGCCAGCGTCAAACATGACGGTCAGCAAGTCTTTGCTCTAATTCTACAAAATCATAGTCTCGCTGTTCAAAATTATGAAAACCATTCCTGCTTGCCTGCTTAACAGGTTTTTCCTGTCTGTAATTACGTTCCCACGTCCTTACGCAGGCTCGCCAGTCTTTCATTTTGTTCTTCCCCACCATCCAGTTCTTCGATGTGTAAAAATCTACAAAATACTCCGCATCGATACTGTTACCTCTCTGCTCACAGTAGTCTTTCACCTCCTGAACAGTCGGTGGTCTGAAGATTGTACGTGTTTTTTTAGATATATCGTCAGATATATCTTTTTTTATCTTAGTCTCAGTCTTATATCTATTTATGTCAGCCTTTTGTACTTCCTTTGTACTTCCTTTGTACTTCTTTTGTACTTCTTTTGTACTGCCTTTCGTGTTGTACAAAATACAGTATTTAGTACATGTGCCTCGCTTTTTTGACGACACAAAGTCAATCAAGCCAAGCTGTTTTAATTCGTTCCTTGCACGGATAAACGCTTTTTCGCTTATGCCCATGCGACCGCTCAGACTTACGTTAGTACGGGAGAACCACTCTTCCCAAACGCATTTATTGTTAATCGCCAGCAATGTGTGAAAAAGCAATTGTGCGTTTGCGGAAACAGTGTTGCACTCGCAAAAATCGTAAAATTCATTGAGCATATCTAAATATGTCATAAACCCTCTTCCTCAACCCCATTAGGGTACATTTTAAATATGTTCATGAGGCTGAAATGGTTCTATATGCATTTCTGCCTCTTTTTCTATCAGTTCGTTATATTTCTTTATGTGTTGATCCGGTGTAATTTCATCGTTCATCAACGCATCTTCCAGCCTAGAAAATTCTAATTCTATGTGTGTTCTAAATTCCTGCCGGTTCATCTTTCCGTCAGAAAAATTTTTCTGCAATATCCTGAGATGATGTTCCATCATCCCTTTGCTCCCTTCATAAAATCATCCATCATCTTCCCTTTCCAAGCCGGTTCTGGTTCACTTCTCTGTTTTTCTTTTGCGCGTTGCATCACTCTTTTCGTATGCTTCGCAATTTCTTTGCATTTCTTTTTGTATCTGCCATAAGCTGTTTTTTTCTGACATGGCTGAGAACCGCCACAGCGGTCCTTATCCATACAGATTTCACAAGGGTCTTTCATATTATTCCTCCTTATATTCTGGCATTCTCATCCAGGCAAAAATGTCCTCGTCCATCCCCCAACATTTCACATACCCGCCTTCTGCTGTTTTTACCGGGTGTGTCCAGTAGTCTGATTTTTCTCTTTCCCCTTCGTGAATTTGAATTTCTGCTTTTCCTTTTGAATAATATTCTATAGCTATGAGAATTGGTACACCGAGGTGAGGGATATACTCATCCGGTTTATACCATGTCCCAAATTTGCCCTCTATCTCAATTGGTTTCGACACAGTATACTCTTCATCCTCAGAATCACTTTTTGTATCCGGAATGGTTTTATTAGGTACTTCTGCATTTTTTTCTGCTGAATCAGGCTCATCACTTTCCGTTTTTACACATTGTTCCTGTTCTTCTACTGCTCCGATATCCTCTTTTGTTTCTTTAGTTTCAGTCTTCACTTCTTCAGGATCTTCCATTCTGGTGAAAGTAGGCATTCTTATCGTTATCTTTTCTTCTTTCTCTTCCGTCTGATCAGGCTGAATATCCATCTCAATTTGACCTGGTATATTCTTTTCTTCCCACTGCTGCTTAATCTCTTTAACATCCTTCAATGACAACTTGTCGTTTTCGTAGTATCTACGGACTGCTTTCACCTGCAGTTTGGTATCCAGACCGGCGACTTCGTACGCAACTGAAAAAGGTATCTTACCGCTTCTTAGTGGTGTTTTCAGAATCTCAATAAGATTGTTATTAATGCTCTCGATTTGCGCCACTTTAGTCCTAGACAAGCCTAAAAAGCTGGCAACTATATCCCGGATTCTTCCAGACTGCAAATCATATCCAGGCACTTTGGCCCCCTCTTCCTTTAACCTGCGAAAAGTTTCTGTTGCTTCTTTAACTTCCATCATGAGGTCTGCATTATTCTTTTCCCTGTAAGAATTCGTTGCCATCAGTTCTAGTTTTTCCATATTTGCAGAGGCCGGACAGCAAACCTTACAGGTAACAATCTCATACTCTTTATACCCTTCCTCAACAAGCTGGTTTAAAGCTAACCAGCGTCGCTCTCCAGAAAGGATTCGATAATCGCCATCCTCACAAGGATCATAAATCACTTCAAGATTTTGTCTCAATCCTACGGCCTGAATGTTCGATGCAAGTTCTTCGATGTTATACAAGTTATACCGGTTCTCTTTATTACGGTACATTCGTTTAATAGAGATGTCTTCTGTCCGAAAATGCCCAGAAGGAATCTGCAAGGCCTCTGTTTTTGTTTTATTACTTAACATATCAGTTATCGAAAAGGTTCCCAT